AACAGCTTGCTAAAGGGTATGAAGAAGATTATTCCAACGCTACGGCGGGTGCTATGTGTAAACGTCCATTCGCTGTGGTGAGATTTACTGGAATTAGCTAGCCGTACTGTCCGAGGGTTATTATTGACCCACACGTCAATGGGGTTATACTTAGGTGTAACCCTATTAACTTATCAGGAGCCGTACAAATGCCGTTTTATGTTTACAGTACGCTAACCAGCACAAACAATTACGCAATCTATAAGCCACAGCCGAAAGATTCAAAAGCTACGCCAACGATTCAGAAGAAAATTTCTATTCTAGGCGGTTCAAACGTCATGCCTATGCCGCGTGAGGGCATGCTGTATCCCATCGGTGGACTAGTCACACCGCGCGGCACCGTGACCGAAGTGTCTGACGAAGATATGGAATTGCTCGAAAAGGATTACCATTTCAACGAACACCGCAAAAATGGTTTTATCGTTGTGGAAAAGAAAGAGCTCGCACCGGAAAAAGTCGTGAAAAACATGACGCCGAAAGATGGCTCCGCGCCAAAAACGCCCGAGGATTATATTCCGAGCGATAAAAGCGAACCGGGCACCCCCATCTATAAAGAAAAGGATTCTAAACGTAAATGAGCCAATGCCCACTGCCGATAATCATTCCGTTCAATTACGCACTGTTTATCCAGCAGTTCCCGGCGTTCGCTAACCCGACTACGTTTCCCGAGGCAATGATCCAAATGTATTGGGACATGGCGCTAGGGTTCATTAGCCCAAACAGTCAGTATGGGTGGTTACGTTGTTTAGCACGGCAAACAGCGTTGAACCTGATGACTGCGCACCTAACATGGCTCGGCGCTGTGATCATCCCGCGCGGGCAATATCCGCAAGTGATTCAGGGCTCGACGATAGATAAGATATCTATCACATTGACCCCACCCCCCTTGAAGAATCAATGGGATTGGTGGCTAAATTCGTCGCCGTACGGGATGCAATTGCACGCTCTATTACAAGCGAAGTCCGTCGGCGGTTGGTATGTCGGTGGCTCCGCCCCATTGTCCGGGTTTAGTAGTACTCAATACCCGCTGGGTGGTTACGGCGGTGGCCGTTGGGGGTGGTAGTATGCAAGTCCGTCGTGGTCAACAAGGTTACGAAGTACTAACGAAAGCATTAAAAGACATGGGTTCCAAAGTCGTTAAAATCGGCTGGTTCCCCAGTGCAAAATACGAAGACGGTACGCAGGTCGCAGCGATAGCCGCACAAAACGAATATGGTAACGCAGCAAAGGACATTCCAGCCCGGCCGTTCATTAGGCCGACTATTGCCGATCGACAATCCCAATGGAAAGAAGCGATAGAAAAAGGCGGTCGGGCAGTTTTACGCGGTAAGATCACAGCGTTTGGGGTGATGGAACAGATCGGCGGATTAGTCGCCGGCGAGATTGCCGAGACGATAACGAAAGTATGGTCACCCCCGTTGGCGAAACGAACGATTGCCGCACGGTTGGCGAAAAGACGTACCGGCAAGACGGCGCACAATATCGCTAAGCCGCTGATCGATACAGCGCATATGTTCCAGACGTTATCGCACAAAGTCGAGGACTACTAATGGCCGTCCCGAGCTCGAACATATTATCGCAAGCATTAACCGCGATCCGTTGCGAAGTGATCCAATATTTCGCGGCAGCGAGCCGTACAGTTAACGATGTGGGTGAGTGGTTAACAACCTACAACATCCCCTTGACAGTGTACGGTAGTTTTCAGCCGGTACCAAAAAGGCTGTACGAAGAACTTGGCCTTGATCTTGCGAAATCGTACTATGTGTTTTATTCGCTACAACGGATAATCGATATTAAGCGTGACGTATCAAACGACCAATTGCTCTACATGGGCGAACGTTTCCAATGCGAGAGCAACACGGGCTGGTACAGAGAGGACGGTTGGGACGCCGTTCTGTGTTGCAAGTTAGACGTTCCGATCCTAGCTACAAACATTTTCGGGTTTAACACTCTCCCGCAAGAGAACAATTATACTAACTTCGGGAACGGTAATTTCTATGTTGGATAACGATCTGATTCGATTGTTTTTGCCAATCATCAACGCTGGGCTAATCGCTGACGGGTTTCTGGGCGTGAACGTTATCCAATCGAATCAACCCACGCAACAGGGCATACCAACCGCCCCGACTGTGTATTTTTTTAAAGTATCGGACAAACGATATGGATATCCTTTTTGGGGGGACGTGTGGGACGCAGTGCATAGTGTTGAAGTCCACACCGAACTGCAGTACTACGAAACGATTTTTCAGTTCAGTGCGTTAGTTCTGCAACGCCCGTACAATACGTTTAGTTATACCGCCGCTGATCTCGTTAACGAAGTGTGCGACATTCTCCAATCAGCTAACACCGTACAGATATTAATCGCGGCAGGCGTTGGGGTTCTCCGTGTGCAACAAATCCGGAATCCCTATTTTGTGGACGATATGGATAATTTCGAAGCCGCCCCAGCGTTTGAACTTGTGTTAACCTATCTCAACAGTAGAACGAATAATCTGCCGGTGATAAACTTACCAGTAACGATTGATACATTCCCCATATAATAAGGACGATTCAGATGGCGATCCCGCAAAGTCAATATGTGCAGATTAACTCAGCAGTAGCGGGTGGATCGCAGGTGCTAGGGCGCGAATTCATGGCGCGCCTGTTTACCGATAATCCGCTCATGCCCCCACAGACTTACGCCCAGTTTCCAAACGCTGCGTCTGTGGGTGCTTATTTTGGGGTTAACTCCGAAGAATATAAACGAGCGACGTTTTACTTTAACTATATCAGCAAGGCCGGCACCTCACCGGGTAATATCTCGTTTGCTCGATGGGTGGACGAAGCAGTCGCCCCGATGGTATTCGGTTTCGTCGATGCGGTTCCGCAGAATTATGCGAGCATGTATGAACCGATTTCTGATGCTGCGATCGCGTTAACAGTCGGGGGTGTTTTCCACAATTTTAGCGGAATCGATTTAACGTCCGCCGTAAATCTCGCCGGCGTTGCTTCCGCGCTACAAACTGCGATTGCGGTCACTTTTGCCAGTGCTACCGTTGTTTATTCACCTACGACTGCCAATTTCATTATCTCGTCGGGTGTCGTCGGTTCCGACCCAACGTTTGCAGTTTCCGCAGGCACAGGCGGTACAGATGTGGCCAGTCTCATGAATTTAATCCCCGTCGCTAGCGTGGCTAACGGTCGGTTCGTCCCACAGCCCGGCGTAGCAGCAACACTGGCGAATGGCTCAGCGGTCGAAACGCCCGTTCAGTCGATCACAACATCCGCTAACCTCTCTAATAACTTCGGTTCGTTTTCGTTCATGCCAAAACAGTTATCCCTGACCTTAACTGCAGCTAGTGCCACAATCCCTGTGAGCGACACTGCGGCGTTGTCTGTGGGTATGGCCGTCGAAGGCGTTGGCATACCGTTTGGTGCGGTTATTTTCTCCATTAGCACGAATACTAATATTGTGCTCGGTCAAGCGGCATCCCCATCGACGCCAGTTCCCGCAACAGTATCGGGTGCCCAGACGATTTCGTTTTTCTTGTCCCTCGCTCAAGCAGTAGCGTTAGCGAACTGGACGAAGGCGGAAGACGTAACGTTTATTTATCAGTTGTCGGTTAACTCAGGCAACGCTACCGTTTGGCAGGCTGGACTTGCCGGCATTGCGGGCACCGGTATCAATTTGAAAGCTGGCCTTGATGCGACACAAGTCGGCGGAACAACGCCGGGCTATATCGAAATGTTACCCGAAGCGATACAAGCATCGGTAAACTATAGCGGTCAGAACACTGTGGTTAACTACGAATTTACGCAATACGCGGGACTAGCCGCAAGTGTGTCCGACTTAACCACCGCGCTAACATATAACCTAATCAGCATTAACTATAACGGTCAGACACAAACAGCCGGTCAGTTAATCAATTTCTATCAGCAGGGCGTATTACAAGGGTTGATCACTGATCCTACCGATATGACAACCTACGCTAATGAAATCTGGCTGAAGGATGCAATGGGTGCGTCTCTGATGAACCTATTGCTTAACGTTAATCAAGTGCCAGCGAATAACAACGGTCGTACGATGATTTTCGCGACCATGCAAGGTGTGATTAATCAAGCGTTGGTCAACGGGACGATTAGTGTAGGTAAAACGCTTACGCCAAGTCAGATCGTTGCAATCGGATCAATTACGAACGATCCCGACGCATGGTATCAGGTGCAGAATCAAGGCTATTGGCGCGATGTGATATTCGTCCCACAAGCTACAACGCCAGTGACATATCAGGCCGTCTATACGTTGGTTTACAGTAAAGACGATGTGATCCGCAAAGTGGTCGGAAACGATTTCCTCATCTAAGGGATTGAGACATGCAAAATATATCAGGTTTTAATACGCTCGGTTGGCTAATCGCATCGAACACTTTTCCGATTGGGTTCCCAGTCACTCAATGGTCAGATGACGTTGACCCGATCGATATACCAGTCTTACAGATCGGCGATGGTGCGATGGGGTTAAACGGCGATTTGATCACGTGGTCGAAAGCAAACCCCGTGCGCATGACAATTTCACAGATACCCGGCAGTGTGACCGACAATCTGTTATCCATCTTACTTAACGCTAATCGTCCATCACGAGGAAAGATCGCAGCGAACGATATTATTACTTTTAACTTCGTTCTCCCTGATGGTACGCCAGTTGGTTTATCTCCGGGTACGATTATCAGCGGCATGCCGGGTAGATCGATCGCAAGTGAAGGTCGACAAAAAACGAAAACATACGAATTTATGTTCGAGGCAATTGATTAATGCACCCGATTGAACCCAAAGAGTTTACGATCGGCGAGAAGACTTACACCCTGTCAAAGTTTCCAGCGATTGCAGGGCGTGAGATTATCGCCGGCTATCCGTTAACGAGTATTCCGAAAGTTGGCGAGTATAAACTCAACGAAGAAATCATGCTGAAGCTGATGTGCTATGTGTTCATCAAGATAAACGACCAGTTGATTCCGTTAAATAATCGCGCGCTCGTGGACAACCACATTCGCGATTGGGAGATACTCGCACAAGTCGAGTGGGAGATGATGCAGTACAATTGCTCTTTTTTTCGAAACGGGCGCCTCTCGACTTTCTTCGAAGATGTCGCCCAGAAGCTCCCAGCGTGGACTACAAAAATATTGATGGGTTTATCGGATCAATTATCGCAGAAAAGCAAGCAACCCTCGACGAGCTCCGAACAGTCTACAGCCTAGAGGACGCTTTTATTCTCTGGGAGATAATCTCTATTCGGAAATATAACGAATGGTTGGCCGCTGAATATGCGCGGAAGAAAGCAGAGGCGAAACGATAATGGCGATCCTCGATACGTTCATCATATTATTTAAGAGCCTCGGCACAGCACAAGTTGTGGCCGACGAGAAGAAAGTCGAAAAGGCTGGCGATTCGTTAACCCGTAATTTAACCGCAACTCAGGAAGCATTTAAAGGCGTTGGTTCTGAGCTCGTTAATATCGGGCGCAATCTGGCCGGTGTAGCCGCCGGTGTACTCAGCGCGGCAGCAATCTTTCAGAGCCTTAAAGCATCAGTCGAATACACACAAGACCTCAGTAGGACGTCGAAATTATTAGGCGTCAATATCGAAGAATTAGACGCATGGGGACAAGCGATCATAAAAGCGGGTGGCGATGCTAAAACATTTCAATCGTCGATCCACTCACTTGCAGAGCACCTCGGTTCGAGCCCACGCGTCGCATTACAAGCGTTACTCCCGCTGGCAGATGCGTTCGCGAAGCTCGGCCGATTCAGGGCGCTACAGTACGGACGTAAACTCGGCTTAGACGAACCTACGATCCTATTGTTGCAGCGTGGTCGACGTGAAGTGATGGCATTGCTTGACGAACAGCGTCGGTTGGGCGTTGTCACTAAACAGCAGCAACAAGTAACCGATGAGTATACCTTATCCCTTCAGCGGTCGGAACAGGCGTTCGGAACGTTGTCGCGCACAGTGGCGACTGAAGCGTTACCGGTATTTAGTAAATTTTACGATCTTGTTGCTACGCCGGTCGCCGTGTATCTCACAGAGCATAAAGATTTAATAAGCGGGGCGATCTTGGCAATCGGTGGCGCTGCGGCGATCGCAACCGTACAGTTTTTACCGTGGATTGCGGCGATCACAGGCGTAACGCTTGCGCTCGGTGCGCTTGCGCTTGCTTACGAAGATGTTAAGTTTTATTTCGAAGGTAAGGATTCATTGCTCGGGACATTCATCCCGCCAGTTGATCGAAACAAGAAAGGCGCACTTTTCACCCCGTTTACGTATGGCGCTAAAGAACAGGTAAAAACACGGTCACTATTGACTGATGCGAATAACTCGCCGATTAACACACTAACG